GTTTAGTCCGCAAGCCCATTGTGGTTTTCTCGATAGCCTCGCCAATGTCCAACTGCCCCTTGCGAAGATAAACCGAACTGTCTTTCATCACCAGTAGCATCTTCTCAAGTTGGTCGGTGTTGTAACCGCGAGCCAGCATATTCTTATAGGCTTGCTGAGCATTCATCATTGGCACTAAGCCGTCTTCGGTAAACTCGTTCAGAAACTCCTTGATGTGACCCAGGTCTTTGCCGTAGGCGTTTGCCATGTATCTCAAGCCCTGCCAGCCAGCTTCCATTTGCATAGCGGTCTGAACGCCCGTCTTGCCGAATTGAACCATCTGCTGAACGCTGAAAACAACACCTATAGCCGCCGCAAGGCTGCCCAGGCTTGCCATCATCGACTTGACACCAGTGTTGAAACCCTTGCCGTCGATTCGAGTATTTATGCGGATTGAGCCATCATACGCCATTAGCGTTTCCTGCCTTCCCAAAATCGCTTTTGATCTTCTTCTGGTAACATACTGATAAACGCAACCTCATCAGGATCAAGAGGTTCAAAACTTTCTTCCTGTTCAAGTAGAAAATCATTGCCTAACCGCGCTACCAATTTCTTTTCTTCATCGTTCAACTTGCCTTCGTGATAACGCCTCCGTAGGTTGACCATAGAGTTGAACGCCGTGTCTGCGCCTAAATCCATAAACAAGGCGAGAAATCTCCACCAGTGCATATCTGCCGTTTGCAGATCAACAGCATGTGTTTGTGAGAAAGCCGAGTAAATCAGACGTGCGTCTTTGATGAATGAGTAGAGTCGTGGCTTTCCTTCTGTGTCCTGCGCCGACTCGTCGCCAGCGTTCAGGAACTTTGCTGCCTTCTCCATTGCCTTTTGGTAGAACTGAACGTCCCTGTCGTCTGGCAGATCAATGTAAAGTCGATTGAGCATCAGGTAGGCGCGTTCATCCTGGTCAAACTCAGGATTCTCGAAGTCAGCCATTATCTGCAGCCCAACGCGAAAATCAGTATTGACGGCATATACTTCACCGTCAATCTCGATTGCATCAGGAAACTGCTCGATCAGAAAGTTGTTCAACTTATTTCATTACCTTTTTGCCTGGATTTTTTTTCAGTTCAGCCTGCAGTTTCTTCTCACGATATTTTGAAATGTGAGCCAGGACTGCCTTAATCACCTCGCCGTAAGCGTCAGGGTTGAAAGAGTTCCCAAACAGGCGATGGCAAGTCCCTTCGCCAAAAACATCGTCCATGCCTTTGATGACGTGGTTGGCAAACTCGGTCTGAATGTCAATCAAAGCCAAAGCAGACAACGGCGCACCGTTCTCATCCTCGCCCTCAAGAGCACGTGCTTCGGCTTCTTTGACTTCAAACTCTTTCTGCTTTCCACCAAGCGAACTATATAAGACCTTCAGCCTACCGTAGAAATTCAGGTCTTCTGCATCAAACGTAATCCACCTGGACTCGTCATCGTTGATACACAAAGTCCGCTGGCTATCGGTTTTGATATTGATTGATTCCATCAACTAATCCTCGTCTTCTACAAAGGCTTTTGTGTTCGGATTGAAAGTCCCAAAGACCGCATCGCCCATCACACCAGCGGTCACGCTATGCTTCAGCGTTTTCAAAGCCTCATCGCCGATGGTCTCAACCGAGATTGACACGTTGTATTTCTTCGCTGGGTAGCTGAGGTTCGGTGCAGTGCCAGTAGGAGTCTGCCACAGTTGCACAGACACGATGCTGGTTTCAACGTCTTCCAAAGTTGCATCTTCCCACTCTAAGTCTGTCAGAAACTCCGAAACTGGGTCGCTATCGTCCACGTTGATTTCAAACGTGAACTCAGGAGCGAGACTTTCCAACTGCTTGCTGCCAACATCGTCGGCAATGTACCCCTCTTCGAGATAGGTTGGGTTTTTGTTGATGCTGAGGCTGGTGATACCAGTGTTCATCAACGACCATGTTTCACCGCCAGATGGAGTTGTCTCGTCTGGCGTGGTATTCATAAAATGTTGTAATTTTGATCTTTTGATCGCCATTATTTATTCCTTTCTAATTAGGTCGCACTAAAGGCTTTGGAAGAGGTGTTGAATTTCCCAAAGACCGCATCGCCCATAACGCCACAGGTAACGGAATGTTTTAGCGTCTTCAACGCTTCGTCACCGATTGTTTCAACAGAAACAGAAACCTTATACTTTTTTGCAGGATAGGCAGTTCCAGTTGGGGTTTTCCAATACTGCACAGAAACAATGTCTGTCTCAACTTCGGTCAGGGTTTTGTCGTTCCATTCCAAACCAGTCAGAAACTTTGAAACCTCATCATCCGCGTCCACGTTAATCTCGAATGTGAACTCAGGTGCAAGACTTTCCAACTGTTTGCTGCCAACCTCGTCAGCGATGTACCCTTCTTCCAGGTAAGTTGGATTCTTGTTGATACTAAGGCTGGTGATACCAGTGTTCATCAAGTAGTAAGTTGCCGTGCTTGACGGCGTAGTGTTCATAAAATGCAATAGTTTTGAACGCTTGATTGCCATGTTGTTAAATCCTTTCGTAAGTAAGTCTGCAAGGCACTTCGTAGGTGCTTACATCAGAATCCCCCTGGTCGAGCAAGTAACCCTGACCAAGAGCTTCAATTTCATAAACAGTTTCACCGCTGCTTAAAGTAGGATAGTTTTCCGCTTCGTTTTGCTCATCAAGCCATTTCCCAAACTTCTCGAAAAAGCCTTGTGTCTGCAATCTTGCCAGGTCATCAGCGTTTGAAGAATTAACCTGAAGCGCAAATGGGAACTCATACATTCCCCCTTTTGCTGGGTAACTGTATATTTGTTTATCGCCAGGCAACGGGAATATTCCGTAACTGTCTGGCGTTTGTTCTAACCAGTTGACAAGCGGTGTCAGCCCCATTTCAGACAAAAGCTCGCAATCTGCAATGTATTTCTGCAATGCCTGAATGATGGTCGTGCCTTCTTCTTCGATAGGCTCTTCACTCATAGTCCGCTACCTCCACCAGCCATAGTCTTCGCCGTGTTGACAATCTGTTTACCGTGCTGCGCTTTGACTTTCCTAAACCAGTAATTCCCGTGATGGATTTTCGGTAAGTTGCTTTTATGCGCCCTGCGCCATCCGTAGTATTGTGGCCTCGTGTAAGGCCGCCCCCTGGCTTTCCATATAACCATGCCCGATCCAATCTTTGTTTCCCTGCGCCCTGACAATAGCAGCTCGCCTGTGTCAACAGGGATATAGTTCTCAGAGTAATAGAGCACTCTTGAATCTACAAACCTTTGGGCACGGTTATATCGGGTGTTTCGCTGCATTGCAAAATTAGGATTCCATTTGACCAGCATATCGCCGTTCCGCGTCTTGATGATTCTGTCCTGGGGTTGGGTAACATAAACGTTGTCCATTACTTACCGCCAATCTGGACGTGCTGTAACGCGCCGTAGTCTTTCCAGTCCACAGTTCTGATCTGAATTGCGCGAGGATAGGCTGCAAGTAATTTTGTAGGCGTGTATGCACTGCTTGTCATTGTCTCGCTCGCTTCACCAGGCACTAAGTAATCGCCGATCTTGAAAGTCAATTCGGCAGAGCGGTCTGTGCCATCCGATGTAACAAACGGCACATAGACAATCGCTTTGTCCGAATCAAGCAAACCTGATTTTTTGGTGTTTACGACCTTTTGGGCTTGCCACATCACCTCTGTCACCACCCTGCGTGTAAACACGTTTGCGGTGGTAGTTTTTGCGTACCAGGTCATTGTGTGCGGAAACTTAGCCATCAAATCCTCTTATAGCGATAGCGGTTGAGAATATCCTTCTCGCTCATTAATAAAGTCCGTGCGGCAGATACGCCTTTGTCAGACTCGCCCGATGATCCACCTGCGGTTTCGTAGGCTTCAGACCAATCTCCAACGCTCACTGATTGCAGCCCTGAGATAAAGTCTTGCCGTTTGGCTTTCAATTGCGCCTGGTATAACCGTGATGCTGAGCGATAACAAACACCCTTGACATCTTCAGGAATACTGGCATAGCCGTGGGTGTAAGTGATACTGATGTTTCGCGCACCAACTGTCCACACGCCATACTTGCGCCAGAGCACCCCATTTTCAGCCAAAGCATAGTAAGTCGGGTCTAATAGTACCCCATCCACTTCAACGCTTGTAATCGAACTGACAGGCAACTCGGGCAAAAACAATTTGGTTGATCCAGTGCCGTCAAGCAGGGTAGTATCGTCTGAGACTTGCTCAATTTTCTGGTTGCAGTAATTTTGGATTACTGCGGTTGCCTCATCAATCGCCAGAAGTGCTTGCGCGTCATCTGGTAATATTGTTGTGCCTAAAAAGGTATTGATGTCGTCAATTGAGCAAAATCCCATTCTTCACCTACTTCTTCGTAGTTTTCCGTCTTGTGGTCTTTTTCGGCAGAGCCTTATCTTCCACAGGCTCAACCATTTTGTCCTCGATCTCGGCAGCGTACTCTTTGCCAATCACCTTGTATCTCAGCCCTTGCTTGATAGCTTCAGACCGCCACATTTTGATGCCTTCGTACTCGCCAATCGGGACAATTACCATTACGTCTTTTTCAACCATAAAATACTTCCTCTCATGGCAGGGGCAGCAACGCCCCTGCCCTAATCAATCAACTAAACCTAAGATGGGCTGCCGCTTGCGGCTGTTTCGATCTCAACAAAGGACTTTGGTTTCAGCACGCCGAAAGCTGCACGAGCCTCAGCAAGCACTGCAACCAGGTTGCGGATGAAGAAATCAGCATGGCTATCGCTTACGCTGATAGTGACCTGCTGGCGATCCCACATAACCGCCTGTTTCCAGTTGCCTAAATAAGCAGTACCAGCAGTGAGGTACTGTGACTCAACCACAGGAATACGCCACATGGATTGCTGATAAGGCAGGTACGGTGCGGCAGCAAAGAGAGCCAACTCAACCGCTTCCCAATCAGCAGGTGCAACCACAAATGCGGTAGGACTGGCTTCAAGACCGTTCGTAGCCAAATTGGTGATGGCTTTGCGAGCGGTAGTCAGAATGTTGGTGCTGAAGGTTTGAGTCAGAATGTCCGTAGTTTCAGCCAAACCGACAAAGTCGGGAGTGGCTTGCCCAAACAGGATGTTGGTTTCGATCTCATCCATGAGAGAGTCGCGCAATTCCTGGTCAATAATTCCGCGCAATTGAGCTGCGTCAGCCAGAGCGCGTTTGGTTACAGGAATCCATACTGCAACGGTTTCCACGGGTGTGGTAACTTTTTCAAAAGTCATTGTGCCTTCGGGCTTGTAACCACCGCCAGAGTTCAGGGTGACCTTGCTGGTGTAGACCAAAGGGTTGCCTGCAGCAGTTGTGGTCACAGTTGGGGCAGCAGCCGAAGTCGCTTCGGCGACACCAGCAGCCTGGGTAACTTGGGCGGTCTGGCGAACAAACTCAACCATATCGCTATTGGTACTACGGATGCTGATCAGGTCGCGCAATTTCAGCGGCTTGCGTCCCATAGGAACGTAAATGCCAGTGTCATCGTTCTGAATGAACGCACCAGCGGAGGTGTTGGAAAGGCCAGTGATGACGGCTTTCTTCTCAAACGGCATGTCGACCTGGAAAGCGGGGGAGTTCAAGCCCTTCGCACTCTCAGGAATGTGACCGTTAGGAGCAACCTGTTTCATCCAGGCTTTGAACGCTTTATTCTGAGCAAAGCGTTCACCCATACTGCCTTTTACTTCCTCTTGGGTTTCTTCTTCTTTGCCCTTTGCTGCGGCAGCCTGAAGTTCGGCGATCTTGCGTTCCAAAGCAACGTCATCAAGACCTTGTTTGGCTTCTTCTACCATGTTCATGGACTTGTTGCGCTCGTCCTCTGTCATAGGGCGACCCTCTACGAGAGCCTTTTCAACAATCTCACGGGCGTCGCCCAAAAGATTCATAAATTTTTCGTTATTCATTTTTTGCCTCCAAAGCAATTATTTCGATTAGTAATTTCATGTCAGCAGGATCAACGCCGCTCTCATTCCCGACTTCTTCTACGGTCTCTGATTCAGTTTTGACTTCCTGCTCCACTTCTGGCTCAGACTCTTCGCCCTCGCTCTTAATGGCTAAAGTTTGAGTGTCGTTCCCTGCACCAATAAATACAGGCGACACCTCGAAAGTTTTGAGTTTCTTCAACACTCGCACTGTCCGTCCGTCTTTCTTATCCTCGGATGAGTCAATGGTCTCGAATCCATACGACCACTCTTGTAACTCACCAAGATTTTTGACGGTTTTGTAGGTTTCAAGACCCGCTTCAGTGTCAAGAAAGAACTTGCCGTCCACCCAGGCTTTCTCTTCATCCTGGTGGACTTCACCGCGACCAACAGGCAGGTTTTCCCACGCATGTCCCCAGGAAGCAATCTTGACTTTCGCCCCTTCCTCAAACGCCCCTGGCAAGGTAACATCACCGTGCTTGTCGATTACATCAAACCAACTGAACACTGCCTTGAATTGACCAGTCTCATCGGCGTTTTCTTTGAACTCAAGTTCGGTTTCAAATGATTTCTTTTCCATTTTCATAATTATTCCTTTCACCTCAAAGGCGTGGTGTCTACAGGTTTTCTGACCCACATCACCTTGCATTTACAGTTGGCATTATCTTTAGCACTACCCTTGTAACTTCGTGGGTACTGCAGTCCGTTTGAAAACACTTCCCTTTTCTCAACAAACTCGCCATTCATCTTCTCGTGTTCTGGGCGGGGGTTGTTGCTTCTAACTGTCCAAATCTTCCCGATAACGGAATCAACCGCATCTGCAATTTTTGCTTCAACATAACTTTCCACCATCGCGCGGCGATCCTCAGCCAATTGCACCGCTCTTACCGCCAATGCTGACGCAAACACCTCTTTGATTGCGTCAACTGGGTTTTCACCCTGCATCGCCTTTGCGAGCTGGTCGTAGGTGCTGGCGTTGATATATTCAGCGGCAATCCTGGAGTTTTCCTGCAACCATTTTTCCATCCACTCGCGCTTGTACTCTGCGCCTAACTGCCCTGCAAAAGCATCAGCATAAGCCCAGGCAGTTTCTTCTGCGAGTTTCAAAAAGTCCTCAGCGACTTCCCTGTCCCAACGCTCTTTATCCCAAAGCACATCCAACTTGTCCATCTTCGCTTTTGGTAACACTGCGTCTCTCTGGCGCGTAAAAACGTTCACCATCAACTTGTGCCATTTCTCACCAAAGTCTTTGTCCAGGTCGGGATATTCTGGCATGATAGACTCAGCCGATGCCTTAGTCTCAATTATTGGCATTTCACTTTTGTTCTGTTGTTGTTGCATAACCATTTCAGGGGTTGCCATATTGAGAGGGGTAACTAGGGTGTCAGCCAGGGGGTTCTTCAAACGTGGAAGGTTCAG